TGGAGCTGGTTATCTAGGATCACATTTAGTGGAACGTTATTATAAGGATAATGAAATCACAGTGTATTCAAGGGACGAAGCTAAACATTATTATTTAAAAAAACGATTTCCTAACATTAAATGTATTATAGGGGACATTAGAAATTTTGACTTATTAACTAGATCCGCTTTTGGGCATGATATAGGAATATTTGCTGCTTCTTTAAAACAAATAGGTGCTGTAGATCAAAACGTTGAGGAGTCAGTTAAAGTATTAATTAATGGTGCTCTAAATTCAAGAAGAGCAGCCGAAGATAATAATTTTGAAGCAGCTTGTTTTATATCTTCAGATAAATCTAGATCCGCTACAACGTTATACGGCGCGATGAAATTTGTGGCTGGTGAGTCATTCATAGTTAATGCCGAAGACTCTAATGTGCGTTTATCTACCGCGATATATGGCAATGTTTTGAATTCTACGGGCAGTATAATACCACTAATTTGGGATTCTATTGATAAAAAATATATCCTTACATTATATTCTAAAGAAATGACTCGTTTCATGATCGAAATAGAAGAAGCTATGGATTTAATTGAAACTGGACTTGGAGTTAGTGGGTTTAATGTTATACCTAATTTAAAGTCATTTAAAGTTAAAGATTTATTTGAAATATTTGCAGAAGAATTTGGGTTAATATATAGATTTGGTAAACCAAGAATATCTGAAAAAATACATGAAATGATGGTGTCTAAAGAAGAAGCACCTAGAACCCATCTCCAGGATGGTACAATATATATGCATTATAAAGAAATATACAATGATGACGTATTTGAAGAGTTTACTAGTAATAGTGTAGTATTATCTAAAACCGAATTAAAAGAAATGTTAAAATCATTTAACTATTTTAAACCATTAAATAATAATAAATAAATAAAACTAAAAATTATGAGCACAAAAATTAAATTATCCGAGGAAGAATTAAAACAATTAAGAGATTTTCAAGATAAACAACAAGTACTTACCCTTAATTTAGGTAGTGTAGACATCCAAAAAGCAATGTTAGAAGGCCAGAGAAGTACAATATTAGATAAATTTGCTGATTTACAGGAAGAATCTAATAAAACAGCTAAGTCTTTACAAGATAAATATGGTGACGGTAGCATCAATTTAGAAAGTGGAGAGTTTACTCTATCAAAATAGTTTTTTGAAGAAAAATTTAATATTTATAATAAAACAATATTAAAAATAATATAATAAGATGGCAGAAACATTAATATCTCCTGGAGTATTAGCAAGAGAAAACGATCAATCCTTTGTTACCGCTCAACCAACTGTTAGAGGCGCAGCTATTATAGGACCTTCAGTAAAGGGCCCTGTAGAAAGACCTATTTTAATCAGCTCATATAGTTCTTACCAAAATATTTTTGGTGGTGTTTTAGAAAGTGGGTCGGGTCAATTTACTTACCTAACTTCAATTGCTGCAAATCAATACTTCCAAAATGGAGGTAATTCATTGTTAGTGACACGTGTAGTTTCTGCGTCCGCAAATTGGACATCAGCTACTAGTTCATTAATTCCAGCAATATCAGCATCAGCAAGCACATTTGTGTTAGAAACAATATCAGAAGGAGAAATAATGAATAGTAATGGTCCAACAGGGTCAAATAATACATTAATATCCGGATCATCTGATAATATTAGATGGGAAATTGCAAGTTCAAATACATCTTCAGGTGTGTTTTCATTATTAATTAGAAGAGGAAATGATACTCAAAATAATAAAGTTATTTTAGAGAGCTTTAATAATATTTCATTAGATCCATTTTCTCCAAATTATATTTCAAGAGCAATTGGTGACGTAACAACAAATATTGCTTCAGGTGATGGTTCAACATATTTACAAGAATCAGGATCTTTCCCAAATATCTCTTCTTATGTAAGAGTAAAAGAAGTAAACCTTGCAACCCCATATTATTTTAATAACGATGGTTCTGCTAAATTAGAATTTACTGGTAGTATACCAGCAATAGGATCCGGTAGTGTTCAGGGTAATTTTGGTTCTGGAGTTGGAAGTAACATTCCATCAGTAGGAACAAGAGCAAATTTTTATGGAGATATTGGAACATCAACACAAGGTTTAGTTGGAGCAGATTATAATAGTGCAATAGCTTTATTAGCAAATCAAGATGCTTACCAATACAATGTAATCTCAGCACCCGGTTTATTAACTAGCAAACATGCAGCACAAACTACGGCTTTAATGCAAAATGCAATTTCACGTGGTGATAATATTGCTGTAGTAGATACTGTAGAATTAGGTTCAAATATTGGATCTGTAATAACTCAAGCAGCTGGAGTTGATAATAGTTATACATCTACTTATTGGCCCTGGTTACAAACAGTTGATCCAAACACTGGAATGTTAGTTTATATACCAGCATCAACTTTTATTCCCGGAATATATGCATTTACAGATGCTTCAAGTGATCCATGGTTCGCACCAGCAGGTATTACTAGAGGAGGAATGGGACAAGTAGTAAGAGCTGAAAGAAAATTAACTTCTGCAAATAGAGATACTCTATATGAAGCTAATGTTAACCCAATAGCTACTTTCCCTAATCAGGGTGTTGTAGTATTTGGTCAGAAAACATTACAAAAAGCAGCTTCAGCACTTGATAGAATTAATGTACGTAGATTGTTAATCACACTTAAAGATTACATATCTCAAATTGCTGACAATTTAGTATTTGAACAAAATACGATTGCAACAAGACAAAATTTCTTAACTCAAGTGAATCCATATTTAGAAAATGTTCAACAAAGACAAGGATTATATGCCTTTAAAGTTGTAATGGACGAATCTAATAACACACCTGATGTAATAGATAGAAATGAATTAATAGGACAGTTATTCTTACAGCCAACTAAAACAGCAGAATTTATTTTATTAGATTTCAATGTTTTACCAACTGGAGCAACATTTCCATCGTAAGAATAAAAAAATCGAATATTTATAATAAAATAAGATAATAAAATGGCAGTATTAAACCCAAACGAAATATTTTTCACAGCATTTGAGCCAAAACAAAAGAATAGATTTATTGCTTTTGTAGACGGATTCCCAGCATATATTATGAAGGGAGTTGGAGCTGTAACCGTATCACAAGGAACAGTACCTTTAAATCATATTAACGTTCAACGTTTTGTAAAAGGTAAAACAACTTGGGGAACTATTCAGTTTACATTATTTGATCCTATTACTCCATCTGGCGCACAGTCAGTAATGGAATGGGTTAGATTACATCATGAATCAGTAACTGGTAGAGACGGATATAGTGATTTTTATAAAAAAGATTTAACTATAAACGTATTAGGTCCTGTAGGGGATGTAGTATCAGAATGGATAATCAAAGGAGCGATGATAACAGAAGCTTCATTTGGAGATTACAACTGGGATCAAGAAAATGCTGCTCAAGAAATTACAATGACAGTTCAACCTGATTATTGTGTGTTAAATTTCTAAACAATACAACAAATATTTATCAAAATTGCTTGGCTCACGCCAAGCTTTTTTGTATTTTACATATGTATACATGATAACAAAGTTTTAATTAAATAAAGATTATATGAGTGAATTTAAATTCCCAACGGAAGAAATCGAATTACCATCTAAAGGATTAATTTATCCTAAAGATAACCCCCTATCTAGTGGTAAGGTAGAAGTTAAATATATGACAGCTAAAGAAGAGGATATTTTATCCAACTCCTCATTTATTGAGAATGGCACAGTATTAGATAAACTTTTAGAATCCGTAATTGTATCAAAGATAAACCCAAAAGATTTAATTATAGGAGATAAGAATGCCATCCTAATTGCTACTCGTGTATTGGGTTATGGATCAGATTATACTGTAAAAATTGATGGTAAACTCCATACAATTGATATTTCTGAATTAGAAAATAAAGTATTTGACAAATCTCTAATTGAACCCGGAAAAAATGAGTTTAGTTTTGTATTACCTCATAGTAATACTCCAATTACTTATAAAATCCTAAATGGTCATGATGAGAGTAAAATTGAAAGAGAACTAAAAGGATTAAAAAAGATAAATAAAAATTCTTCTCCGGAAGCATCTACACGACTAAAATATACATTAACATCCGTTAACGGAGAAACTGAAACTAAAGACATCAGAGACTTTGTTGATAATTATTTTCTAGCTAGGGATACTAGAGCGTTTAGAGAACATTTAAGAAATACTCAACCCGATGTTGATCTTAGTGTTGTTCTAGATAGCGGAGAGGAGGTATTAGTCCCTATAGGACTAAGCTTTTTTTGGCCTGACCTCGAAGACCGCTCCTAAAATTAGATTAAGTATATTTAAACAAATACATGAGATAGTATTTCATGGAAAAGGTGGGTACGATTATTATACAGTATATAATATGCCTATCTGGTTACGTAAATATACTTTTAAAGAAATAAATGACCATTACGAAGAAAAGGCCGCAGCCGAAAATAATGAAATGTCTGCGGGTAAAACTTCATTAATGGATTCAGAAGGAAAGGTTAATACCCCCCAATTTAAACAAGCATCAAAACCATATGAAAGTAAAAGCAGCTATAAATAGTTGCTTTTTTTCATATTTATAACAAAATAGCGTATTATGGGCCTTGGTGATGGTAAAGCAGCAAAAGAATCTAAAGAAGTAACTAAAGAATTAGGATATATCCTGGATGCTGTTAGTACTCTTGGTGATCAATTAGTAAGCTCATTCCAAGACGCTGTTGATGGTGCGGGTGAATTAGGTGATAAGGTTGACATCGTTGGTAAAACAATGCAAAGAGGATTAGTAGCTGGTCTTAAAGCATCAGTAAAAAATTCAGAATCCTTAATACAACTTCAAGCTAAAGTAACTAGGGGTATGGCAACCCAAAAAGATATAGCTAAAGAATCTGAAAAAATAGCAAACAATCAAGCTCTTTTAGATGCTAGAAAAGCAACTCTAGGCCCTCAACTAACAAAAAGACAAAAAACAATATTAGCCCAACAACAGCAACAACTTGATTTACAAAAAGCATCCTTATCTAGAATTAAAGCACAAAATATAGCATTTCAAAAATCTAAAAGTTTAACTACTATACTTAAAGAAAATGCTGGTGATTTTGCAGATAAGATTGATAAAACTGGTACACTATCAAAATTATTATCTGGAAATTTAGCAGATGTTGTTACACCTGTTAGGTTAATGGAAGTAGCAATTTTAGGTACCTTTAAAGCTATGGTAGCTATTGATGAACAATCAGGAAAATTAGCTAAAAATCTTAATATATCCTATAATGAAGCTACGGCTCTAAATATAGAATTAACCAAGGCTGCTAATGAAACGGGTTATATTTCAATTACTACAAAAGGATTAGGTGATGCCTTAATGGCTGTTAATGGTGAATTAGGAATATTTAATACTACTATAGATGCTAATCTTGTAACCTTTCAAAAACTACATAAAACCGCAGGTTTAACGTATGATGAGTTAGGTGGTGTAAATAAAATAACTATAGCCACAGGTGGTGACTTAGAAAAAAATACTGCCGAAATCATGGCACAAGCCCGGTTAACGGGTCAAAAGTTCAAAGTAGCATTAAATGAAAAAGATGTACTTAAGGATATAAGTAAAATATCTGCAGCAACTACTTTATCCTTAGGTAAAAACCCTGGACAAATAGCAGAAGCCGTTGCAACTACTAAGGCTTTAGGAATGGAAATGTCTAAAGTAGAAGGTATAGCTGATAGTTTACTTAATTTTGAATCTTCTATTGCAAAAGAAATGGAGGCTGAATTACTTACGGGTAAATCACTTAACTTAGAAAAAGCAAGACAATTTGCATTAAATAATGATATAGCTGGGGTAGCAAGGGAAATTGCAAAAGAGGCGGGTTCTGCAGCTGATTTTGGGAAGATGAATAGAATCCAACAAGAGGCATTAGCCGGAGCTGTTGGTATGAGTAGAGAAGAATTAGCAAAATCCTTATTTATACAAGAACAAATAGGTAATCTTACAGGTGAAGAATATGCTATAAGAGAAAAGCAAATAAACCAATTAGAAGCAAAAGGTTTATCACAAGCTGAAATAAAAGATAAATTAGGAAAAGAAAGTATAGAGGATTTAAAGGCACAAAATAGTGTTCAAGAAAAATTAACTAAATC